TTCTGTTCTACATTGATTGTCTGAAAATCTTCAAATTCTGCTTTTCCTGACACGACTTTTTGTAAGGTATCATACATATTTCGCAATTTTTCAGAGTGGAAGAAAAAGCCCGTTTTAACTGAATGGCCAATTAAAGCACCGCTATAATCAGTTGTTAGTTTGTGTGCATCATATACTTTATTAACGGTAAAAATATTACCGTGAGTTGAACACATAACTAAATAATTTGCCTGCTCTCTAAACGGTTTTGCCATACGTAAAAATAATTGAGATGTACCAATGATAGCTTTACGTTGCTTTCGTTGTTGTGAAATTTCGGTAAAAATATAGGGCGGTATATCTTTAGACTCCAAAGCATTAAAATATGTGTGTATTTCATCGATTAAATAGATAACGCCGTATTTATCATTATTGACTTCAACCAGTAAACGGTGCAGATCATCATGATTTTTGAAAGTTATAATTTTGTTCGGTAAATCACTGTTAAACTCCAAATTCGTAACTAAAATTGATTTAGGGTAGCGAACCATAAGATTATAAACGTGTTTTACGGCTGAAAGCGTTTTGCCTGAGCCTTGCCAACCGCAATAGACAGTTAGACCACTAGCACGAAATAGCTCTTTATCTTTTGAATCTATATAGTTTTGTTTGATAGAATCAATATGCGGTTTTGCTTCTTTTTTAATAAATGATAAGTAAGACATTTCACTCCTTTATTTGTTTTTTACGCTTAAAGCGGGAAGTTTGTAAATCACCCACCATATAAACGAAATTGCTAATTCAACGGGCAACAATACAGCTGTAAATGTAAACATAAAGACCATCAATTCTCTTGAACCTAACAAATAAGCTAACATCTCTAAAGGCCATTGAATAAACGCGACAACTGGGCGCAATGATGGTAAAGCGCTTATAAGGGGGGCTATCGCCGAATCGACAGTTTTAACCAACGCCGAAAGTGGAAATAGCGCAACTTGTATTAATTTCATCAATAATATAACTATCATATTTTTACTCTTCTTTCTTCTTCCATCTGTCCCATATGAACGCTGAACCCATAAGAATAGGTACAAATTCAAATAATCTGTAAGCTGACCACCAAACAAACGCGAATATCAACAACGTGCGCGCTATTGTTATATAAATAGGTGGCACTTTACAAATAGATAAGCCCATGCGCCACGCTTTACCGTGCATCTTTTCCATGATGGTATTTGTTCCCTTATCATAGATGTTCTCATTTAAATAATCACTAGCACTGTCCCAATATTGATTATTACAATTTAAATCATAACGAAAACCTGATTTTTCAAGTGGTAAAAATGTAGCATTTAAGATGGAGGTTATCTTGTCGAAATTAAACATAGATTTTAAATTAGACATTTCAGTGTCTATCTGACCTTCAGCGGGGACAAACAAAGTAGTAACAGCGTTAATTAAACCATCAAATATTGATTTTATACCATCTAGAATAAGTTTTGGCAAATCAATGATAGCTTTAAGCATATTTCCAATAGATTGGATCATAGGCGCGAAAAAGTCGCTGATTCCTTTTATAATATTGTCTGTTATACCCAAAACGACCTTTTGAGTTCGCGTAATCGAATCAATCATGGGTTGAAAGAAATCTCTAATAAAATCACGAATGCCAGCGAAGAAATCGCCAAATCCACCACCGCTATTATTTCCGCTGTTACTATTTGAACTATCGGTTTTTCCACCTATCGGCTCGACTAAAAAACCACCTTCATTTAAATTCCAGCTATTTTCTTTCAGCGCTGTACCACCCAAAAGGGTAAGCCCGTTTTTAAAATCTTGATCTGTATAACTTGCTATTTCAAAAGGTTTGCTGAAATCATATACTTTATTTACATATGGGGAAACTGACTCTTGAGTTTCACGACTATAATCAGTTTGTGTATAACCAGAGGCTTTCAATTTAATTTTAAAACTTCCCGCTTCTTGTACCATATACAGACCGCAACCATCAATAGTCATATAATTATTGTAAGGATCTTCACAAATAAAAGAAATAAGTTTTATTTTTTCTGAATATTTATCGGGCGCATAAAAATAGTAATGTAAATTTATGGGTGTATCTTGCGATATATATACTTGCTGATAATAAGCTCTCTTAAAATCTCTGTCTTGCGCGGGTGATATTTTATAACTTTCAACTGCGAAAGCGTTTTTGCTTAGAATCCCAAATAAACCACAACATAATGCAAAGCCAAATAATAAAAAATAAATTTTCCATTTGTTCATACTCTACCTTTTAGGGCGAACTTTCATATTTTTAATAATATATAATGCTAGAATCGTAAGCATTATGATAATGAGCCAAGTTATATCATCGAATTTTACAAATTTGTTATGCAAAGGGGTGTAATAGTATATATCTTGCATATTTTCTCCTATAGTCTATCTCTGAATAGCACGTTCATTATCATTGAATATATAAGGTGAATCCCTGCTAATACTCCAATGATAGGCAATAGAAAAACAAAACCTTTAGAAAATAGGTCTAAAATTATACCGATAACTTCATTTGATGATACGTTTTGAACCATTATTTTTACCTTTAATTAAATTAAGCTTAAGTTTAAAATAGAGAAAAAGTGATTATAAAAAACTATTTTTCGATGTTTTTATACTAGATGTGGATTTGTAAAAAATAAAAATGAACCTAATAAAGTACTAATCACTTTTATTTCAATTTAAGTTATAATTTAAGCTAATTTAATTGTTAAATTTATATTATAGATGAGTAGTTTTAAATCATACTCAGGATTGGGAGAAAGCAGGGGATTAAACCCGACCGTTTTTACCACGGTTAATAACTTTTCGCACAATTGTGATACCTACCATACCTACAAGGATAGGTGCAACGAAAGTCAAACCGTTTGAGAATGCGCTCTCAATTCCAGTGATAATTTGAGTGTTCAAATTTTCAGGGAAACTGATTGCTCCTAACTGCTCAAGCATTTTTTAACTCCTTTTTTACGTTGATATTATTTTTTTGTTCGCTTTTTGTTTGCGAGTTTGGGCTAACAGTTTAAATTTCACATAGGCTGTTAGTCCTCATTTAGAATATTGTCTAGTTTTTCAGATTGAGAAATTCGAGAAATAGCATCTTTAAGACCAAATTTATCTTTAGGATCTACAAAATAACGGATTTCAAGACCATTTTTAAAATGCAAAGTCATAGTAGTATAGACATTGCCAGTTTTTGGTGATTCTTGAGTTTTAATAGACAAACGGGAAAGTGCCGAAATAATATTATCTTCGTTTAGTAAATTTTCTTTATTCATGTAATTTTTCCTTAATTAAATTTAAAATTATTTTATATTACATGATCATTTTATCAAATAGAGAAATTATGTCAAGCGTCGCACAATATATCTTTTACGACAAATACTTAGGTACTATAAGATAACTAAGTATTCATCATACATCATAACACTTAATCCATATTTGTATTTATATATTTATATATTTATATAATCTTCAAATTATTATTTTACATTCTTATATCTCTACAGACGATGTATTACTTTTAATAATTTAATAGATTAATATACCTTTTTTCTTAACGTAAGATTTTTATCTGTGATTTTCGTTACCAAATCTCCAGCATTAAAATTTCAAAAAATAAAAAAGAGAATTAATACATGTATCTTTTTTTATTATATGGGATAAATTGCTTATTGCCGTGGTTTAATATCTTTATTGATATTTTATAAAACTTTAGATTATTTACCGATAAAATATCATTTTTATAGCTTATTAAATTATTGTTTTAACCCCCTGCTTTGCTATTATTTGACAAATTTGACTTTTTATTATTTTATATAATAATATAGTTTTTTTATAGACTT